CTAAAAATTTCTATTTCATAGATAGAAATGTCCTTGGGTGCCAGTTATGGAGCAAAGGGGTTCCCTACACGTCAGTATATTGCGACGGGCACGTTCGTAAATGACTTCTACACGTACACGACAACAACAGATGCGAATGGTCTGACAACAGGTGCGTTAACGCAGGTTGTTGGTGCTACACCGGCAAACTGCCCTGCTGGCCGCGTTCTCCGTGATAACGGCAGACGTCTTTATCCGGGTGCCCACCCTAACGTCACGTATGGCATGATCGGTGTGTTTGATCCGCAGACGTTCTTGACGGGCTTCATTAATCCTAACTCCCCTACGTTTGCTATGTTCAACAGCGATAAGGCGTACTTCACCGACAACCTTGGCGACGGATATAACGCGGGCTTAGACTCCAACTTGTCATCAATTGTATCACAGAATCAGGGTCTTGCCGTATACACGCAGGGCAACGTCGTGACTACCAAGCAGGTCTACTCCCAGACCCGCACGCTGATGTCAAATGCGGGCACAGCAGCAGGTGCAGCTCTTGTATCAACTATCAATGTCGCAAATGGACAGGTTTTCTATGTCATGAGCCCGAATGTTGACATAACGCTCAATGCGCTCAACTGCTCTACGGTGGGCACGCAAGCGTATGTTTTCTTGAGTAATGCGACAGCCGCCAGTACAATCACTTTTGGCGCGGGATTCCGTCCTACAGCACACCTCTCCTCTGGTTTAATCAGCCAGAGTATATCATGCTTGGGTGCGGGTAAGGTCAGTGTTGCCCACTTCATGGGTGATGGTTACGGTATGACAGAAGTAAGCCGCACAGCAAGATTCGGTGGCATGCCCGGTTCTTAAATAATAAATTATATTATATACATTCATACTGTTTAAAATAGTATAAATGTGTAGGGATGGATACTCGGTTTTGGGGTCCTAGTGCGTGGCGTTTACTTCATTTAATCGCTTTTTCTGAGCATCGAAGTCCCGATGTTTTTGTATTCTTGGAAGAACTTCCATATATCTTGCCCTGTAAGTATTGCCGGTCCTCCCTAGAAGAATTCTATAAACATCGCCCTGTAGATCGCCAAGATCTTCCACGATGGATGTATGAAATCCATAATGATGTAAATAATAAACTTCGCGAACAGGGTCATCTGAGAAAAGCTAATCCGTCTTTCTCGGAAGTAAAGAAGCATTATGAGAATCTCTTGCAAGAACCCAAACATATCCTCGGCTTTGATTTCTTTAAAAGTGTTGCTTTTATCACAAGTAAACTAGATCCTAAGCATCTTCAGCGTTGGTGGAATTCTATTGAAGGTGCTCTTCCTTTTACCGAATGGCGAGAACAATGGGCTTCTGCTTTAAAGGAGGCTGGCATCGCTCCTGTAAAAAAGGGAAAAATAGCCGTTCTTGCCTGGCTTTATAAAATCTGTAAACACATGAATTTAAACCATGAAACCAATTTTAGGGAATACTGCAAGGAAGCCCGGGTTTTTAGCAGTGCGTGTCCGAAAAAGAAAGGAACATGTCGTTCTATCAAAAGTCGCAGACGCGAAACAATCAAGAAGTATCGTGCTAGAAAACTACGCCAGTTAGGAGGATTTTTTTAAGTTCAATCATGCGTTTCTCAGCCGCTTCTGAAAAAACAAGACCCCGATACATCTTCTTAAATGTAAAAGCCCGAGTCCATTGCTCGGCATCATCCCGCAAGAAACCCATATCCATCAACCTCAAATATAAATATGCCGCTTCATAAACATCCTCTTTTTGCCAGATAGAGTCTATCCAAGAAAAAGATACTGTCACACATTTATTTTTATGAAAAAGTGTGACTGACATCCCTGATTCGTTTATTGCGTCATTCTCTTAAATATTTTTTGTCGCCTCCTTTCATAGAATGGAACAACTATACTATGCGTTAGCAGTTGCGGTCGTCCTCTTTGTTGGTGTAACACTCTTCAAGTACTTTGTTGAGCAGCCCCTCGTTGCTTTAGCATCACGTGAAGGCTTTGATAGCCCTTCAACAGGAGGCGATTACAAGTTTGTCATGTTCGGTGTAGATTGGTGTCCCCATTGCGTAAAGGCTAAGCCTGAGTTTGAAACTCTAGGTGCTACACAGACCATCGGCGGGAAGACCGTCCAGATGAAAGTAATAAATCCTGAGACGGATGAGAATCCTTACAAGGATACAGTAAAGGTTTCGGGTTATCCAACGCTGGTTCTTCTAGATGCGACAGGGAAGCCGACCGAGTACGAGGGTGCTCGGAATTCTGAGGGCTTCCAGACTTTCTTGAACCAGCAATTACAATAAATATACGAGATCCTGTCTCCTGCCACCAACGCATAACTTCACGCAAACCAATTGAATACAGAGTTTCCCTATCCTCCTTACTTAAATCAAGGGCGATAGAAGGATAATCCGAAGTTGGTACGGAGATAATATGGTCTGACCAAGCATCCTTGAGTTTTGCCTGCTCGTAGTTATTACGGAAAGAAATAATCAGATTCAAGAAATCAAAGAAATCCACTTTCTGTCCCAACCTCCGTTGTGGAAAATACATACCGATGGCATCCCGCTTATCAGCATCTGGTATATGTTGCCAAGGAAAGTTGCCTCCCAGCATGCCATCACACCATAAGTGTCCTGTAACTAAGTCCTTGTAGGGGCAGAAATACAGGGGGATCGCCATTGTGGCAAAGACAGCATCCAGCAGAAATAAATCAGGATGTGAAGCGGCTGAAGCATAAAATGGCATACTTGTTGTTATGTTGCTGATAAAAAAGAAAACATCATTTCCTGTTTCTGCCTTGAGTTCTCGCAAAGTCCATCGGCTAGAACCCTTGTGTATTTCTTCAAGTAGTCGTGCGATCATCTTTCGTAAAGCAAATCCCTTGTCAACACCGAATGTTTCGCCTATTGAAAGTATATCTTCTGCGTTAAAGTTCCGACTGAGACTAAAATCAAATTCATGAACAAACTTAAGAATATCGGCTTTGGGCATTTTGAGTGAGAATAGCACAGCAATTAGGGCTCCAGCAGAACAGCAATACCATTTGCGAACTGCTGCTAGCACACCGATTTTTTGTAAATAAAGTAAGCCACCAACGAAACTAATACAGCGTGTTCCGCCGCCACTTAGGACAACGCAACGCGGCATCCTTTTCATATTCACTTCTGTTATTCAAGAAGGAATGAGTGGCCTGAACCCACCGCGTCTAGAGGCTTCGTCCTTGTTTGTGGATCAAAATCGTAAAGATAAAATCCATTGTGAAACCTATAATACGATCTTAAGTCGCGTTCATCAGAGAATACACGCAACTAATCGTTTACCCGGAAATACCCAGCAGTTAATCTATCTCGTCCCCGAATTTATACCCGGTGTACCACGTTTTGATATGAAGGAATGTATTATCTATCTAGCATATAATCTTCGTTCTTCCGGATTCTTTGTAAATTATACTCATCCGAATGCCTTATACATCTCATGGAAAGAGCAGGCCCGAAATTATCGTATTAATGAATCACCGTATACGAAAACTCTTATTCAGGTGACGGAAGATGCTATCAAGAAGCAACTAGAAAAGCAAAATTCAACTGAACTTGTCACCTTTGATAAGAAAAAGTCTAATCTTCGGAAAACTTCCGATTACAAGGCTATCTCTGTTCCTCAAGGTGGTATGTCCCAGTATATCCAACATCAAAGCAATGAGGATACAACAAAGAGTGTTCATTTCATTTAGACGAAACCAGCTGCTCTGAGTCGTCGCATCATAAGTGCTAGACTGTTGCTTCTGCCTCTGCCTCTACCGCCACCACTTTGCCTATGACCACTAGAACCAAAAGACGCTGTCAAGATGTTTGCCAACGCATACTGTTGACTACGCAAGAAGAGATCCAGCAGTAAAATAATAGCAACGCCGAGAAGAATAAACAATAGGATTTCCGAGAATGTATCCCGCTCTACGGTTTTGTATTCCTGAGAGTCCAGGCGTTTTAGAATCTTGTCCACCTTTTCGCGGATATCATCCTCTACGCCTACAGCATTGGTGCCCTGTCTAGCCAATGAGCCAGAGTCAGCCGCAAGACCAAATTTAGGGTCAGGAACATTACGCCAGAGAGTGGAATAACCGTCTACAGGTGTTGTGGCCGGAGCGATGGGTGTCTCTGCCTGGTGTTTTACGCCCATCTTCATAGCAAACTGCGACGCCCAGTCCGGCTGAAGCATGAAGGCACCCGTTTCACTATCAGCCCCCAGAGGATACGGAAAGTAGTCTTCTGCGGGATCAGGAGCAGCAACTAAATAGTTACTGGCACTGCTAGTACGTGTATTTTCGGCCACTGTTCCCTTGAGAACTTCAACATCAGCGGGAGGCCGCTCTGCTGGTCTGTCGGGTTCAATAATCAGTGGCTCTGGTCTTATACCTTTCTTAGATTTCTTGGATTTCTTTACTGGTGGACCTTCTGATATTGAAGGAAATGCTTCGTCTAAAGATGCGTAGCTCATTGGCTCCCCTAACCTATAGAATGAAATTTGCTTCCTAAAAATTTCTGCTTATCAAGCAAAATGTCAATAGACCAAATATTGTTAGCCGCCTTTTTCACAGTCCTTTTTTTGTATATAGCAAGTTCTCCGCCTCAGATTGAGACATTTGCTGTGGATCCTAATCTTCAGTTAACGATTACTAAGAAAGATAAACCTGTAACATGTACTGAAGCATCACTAGCATATACTACTCTAATACGATATATCGCCGCTGATGTTACGGGCGACGGTGCGATCATTCTCCATAATATTCGCGATACCTTTCTTGAAATTGACGACGAGTGTTATAAAAATAAGAAATGTCCTGCGATAGGCCTTCACCAAGATTTAGACCCGGACACGCTTTATCAAGGCTGGACAAATCCACTAAAATGTCAGGTTTAATGTAGGAATGTCACTAGCCACATTATTACCACTGCCCATGAACTGGGTAACTGCTATACTTATTTTAATCCTAGCAGCCCGACCGGATAGTTTAGATTGGAGTATCCGGAAAGTATTGACATCCTGGCTAGGAGTTGTTGGACTTTTTTCAGTGGGCTTATTCGTCTTTATCACGCAGCCCATTGTTGGAACATCCATTTTTATTCTGATGTTTGCGTTACTAGCAGAGGAACACCGGAAAAATAAACGGGAGTATTTTGATAACCAGATTACTACGGATGCTGTAACCAGCCGCAAGAAGTGGTTGGTAGAGGAAATCTTAGATGAAAAACCAAGTGCGATTAATGATCGGATGGTTGTTACTCAGGCACCTAATTCTTAGACTATATTAGGGTGATGGATACGGAAATTATATTGATTGGTGGTACGACCCTTATACTTATTTTCGCAGTTCTTCTGTTTAGTCTTTCATTTGAGACGCCGTATAATAAGCAGCTCCGGTATCTTGCCCGGCAACCTTTTTTCCGTTTTTCGGCTTATTTATTGATTCTGCTGGGAATGGACTGGAATCCCATTGTGGGAATGCTGACTTTCATGTTAATAACTTTTTGGTTCTATGATGTTCATCTGCTGAGTTCTTAATATTTTACTACTAAAGTGTAGGGATGCGAAAGCAGAAAGGCGGTGACATAAATGTTCCTTCACCCGCACAGACTTTAGCAGTTGGCGTTACCACCGGTGCTGTAGGAATGGCCACGCAGGCTGCGGCGGTGGCTGCTATTGATCCTATTACACAAGTTGTTGGCTATCTAAGTGCCAATCCGTGGCTAGCTGGTGTATGCTACGTAATACTCAATTTGGGCGGCAAGCATATCGCAATGAATTTGACTCCTGAGCAGGAAAAAATGTTGGGTTCGCTCTGGGTAAGGCCTATCATCATTTTCTGCTTATGTTTCGTAGCAACCCGTAATATTGTAACCGCTTTCTGGCTAACTGCGATTTTTATGCTGGTATTCTATGTGATTTTATATGAGGCTAGTCCCTTCTGCTTGTTACGCGTGATACCAACACAGAAGACACAGCAGCCTTCTCCCGCGACCCAACAACAACAGCAGTCAAGTTTACAGGCACCTAATGGACAAATTCAGATGATTCCTCTTTTCATGCGTGGTCCTCTAGCAGTTCCTGATACGAGTATCGTAACAGAAGAAGCCAATTATTTGAGTAATATTGCGAAGTTATAATCTAGTATTAAATTCCACTCAGTGTCAATGTCGCCCCTGAAACAGAGGAGGCATTGGTTCTACGGCCGCGACGCTTCTTTTCATCTACGTTCGTTGCTGAAGTTGCTACGCTCTGCATCTCATCTAGGATATTGCTGACTTCCCGAAGAGGATCTGACTCAGACCCGACGCCTTCACGCAGAATATTCATGTTAATTGTCTGAGGCTGGCCCCCATTATTGGGCGGGAAAACCGGGGCTGAATTCATATCAATCGGCGGCGCAGGAGGCTGGCTTTGATTGATACGTTCGTTTTCAAAAGCCTCTAGGATATCATCTACGCCAGTGGGCCCACGCATTTCTCTTCTTTGTCCTTGTCCTTGTCCTTGCCCTTGCGGCTGCTGCTGCTGTGCTTGCTGCTGAGGAGCACGGCTACTCAAATTGAAAGGAAGTCCGCCCATTCCGGGAGGGCCCTGCTGTTGCTGCTGTGCCGCAGGAGGAGCAGGCGGCTGACCACGGTTCATCGCCGCACCCACAAACTGCCCGAAACCCGGACCCGCCTGATTAGCAGCGGCTGTAGCAAACTGCTTCATAAGTTCCGGATTATTGCGGAGGATATCATCCATGCCCGGAACCTTGGACTTGAAGTACGTGTTCGTGATGTGAAACATGGCCGCAGAAGCACCAAGAGTCATAACTAAACGAACTTCCGGCGGCATCTTGCCAGCCTCCTTGTATTTATCATACAACTCTTCAAAAATCTCGTCATAATCCTCAGCATTCTCATGGATAGACTCTGACCAACCTTCTAGGTTCACATCTACCGGATTGAATCGCTGATTCAAGAACTCAGCACCCGTCGCAAATGTCATTAACATATTACGCTGGAACTTGAGGGAAGCCTCAAGGTTACGAGAGTCTACGACACGGTTGTACTCCGCCTTAATTTCATCCAGGCTGTTCGCCATCGTCATACGCTGACCACCCATTCCCTTGCTAGAAAGACGGGACATGCGGGTCAAGAAGGAGTTCTTTTCCCGAGTCTCCTCTTCAACCGTCATCTTCGGCTCATTTGTGTGTGCGACGGGACCAGAGTTGATATCAAAGTTGATGGGCTGCTGGATGGGCGGCTTAGTAAAAGAGTCATTTCCCGAACCAAAGTTGGGGATATTCATCGACTGCGACCCTCCTCCACTTCCAACAGTCTCCATGTTATCCAGATTCACGAACTCTAAGTTTTCACTAAAGCCAATGCCTCCACCTCCTCCAGATCCCCCATCAATCGTGATTGTAGGGCCAGAAGAGCTTTCCTGCCGGGTGCCGATATTGATTTTGTTCGTGTTTGTCAGCAGCGACATACCCATATCATCTGCTAGTTCGCTGATGCCCCCGATTTCAATTTCGTTCGCCTTCTTAGCAAATTGAATCAATTCTTCAGGTCCAGGTCTAGAACCGCCAAAACTAACTGACATCTTCTGTTTCTTATTTCTAGACTATTTGGCTTTTCTTTACGCAGGCACCCTCCGCCCATTAATTGCGGCTAGCGGTCCGCTCAACCAGTTTCCATCTAGATACTGCTGGATGCCTTCCGTAGAACCCCGAAAGAATACCAACCATAATGAGCAGTTGCCCGAGCCAAAGACTATTTCCCCGCAGCGGGACATGATAATCATGATTGCTAGAAACTGAAGGGCATATTGATAATTCTCTGATTTATTTACTAAATCAACTGATGTATCCGACCGGCGAATGTGGCGAACTTCATCCGTAAAATGAAATGAATTATCCGGCAATCCAGCAATCATCGCCTCATAAAACTCCGTCTCATCACTCTGAATTAAGAATCGGGTTTTAGGAGCTTTTGCTAGAATATCACGGGCTCTAGCAAGATAATCTTCATAGGGAGGCAGGGTAGTCTCAGTTACTTTATCATTACCCCGATGAAAGAGAACACATGTATTCTCAGACTTGATTTTGTATTTCTTTTGGAGATCTTCAACAATCTGGTCTATTGCTGAAGATGGTGTGTAATACCGGCGAATAAAAGGCAGAATATCCTTCAAGGCCAATTTTCTGTAATCTGTAAACTGGTCCGATAACTTGAACGGAATGGGATGGAAAAAGGAAATCTTACCGTTCACCTTTTCTAAGAAAAACTGTTCTATGATTGACTTCTCAGGAGGGTAGTCTGTAGGCATATAGAGACCAAACTGCTGGGAACTATCAATTGTTGTAGGGGGTCGCGTAATTCCACTGTAGTATTCTAATATCTTCTCAAGGCGAAAAGAGCACTCGGAGAAAAAACCGCTATTCTCCGTTGATGAAACTACTAGGGTTGCGGGGGAACGCTTTTGCGAAGGTACACGCCGCCAAGAAGACATTTTTCTTAGCGGAGGTTATTTATTATCGCATTTAACTTATTTCTCAGATTTTATCTGTTTGTGTTGATTTTGAAGAAAAGCCTTTATTAAAGGGTTTATTTCAATTAAATAAGTCGTTAATTCATTTAGACCGCTGATTATTGGGTTTGATTCTTTCCGTTTGACATCTAGGTATAAAACAACACGCAATTGATTGCTAGGATTTTTAACATGATGCATAAACATATCATCAAATAGTACACCTTCTTTGACTTTCCACTCATATTTTTGTCCACCACAAATAATATATGCCTTATCTTTTTCGGGTATAACTATACCCAGATGATACCGTAAATATCCTTTGAAATAACCTCTATGGGGAGAAATTTCTACACCGGGATCCAATATACTAAAAATAGCATTGTGAATTTGCGGATCTTCTAAGAGACGGTCGGTTTCAGGAAAATAAGCACTTACTTGTTTATCAATTTTCCCCGAATGTTTTAAATAAATAGCCCTCCAGCAAGAATCGTCGTTAGTTGTGGTTTCAATCTTAAATCCTTTGTTCTTCTTGCGAATACATTCGGGAACAAATTCATCATAATATTCTTTAAACTCCTTGATAATTATGTCTGCGTTGGCTTCAAGGTTTTTTGATGCTGGAAATTCATTGGCATAATTAGGAATAAATGGAGGATTATTATAAACACAATAATTAATTAAATTCACGCAAATCATAATTGGCCACAGTACTATAAAAACAATCGCTATACAACACGCAACACTACCATATTGTAAAGCAGGATTTTTAAATGTATTAAATAATAAGTATGCTAGGGTTACAAAAAAAAGAATAAATGAAATCCAGCTAATTTCGCCTAGCCAATATCTGCTGGAAAGTTCTTCTTGGATTTTGCCTAAAGTGGTAGAACCATAGGATAAGTCGGGAATAAATGTTGTAATTATGATTGGTAATAATTCAAGTACAGCTATGATACCAAATACAGCTAGTAATTTGTACAGAGTATCATTACTTATACTCTTAGCCATCCCTAATTCTATGGGAGAATTTAGAGTTTATTATACATGTATTTACAGGTGCTGGGTTTATCCTAAACACATCCACGACTGAAATGAGTACGGGATTGACTCGGCTCTAGCCGAGTCACATACGCGAGCAAAGGGAGCAAGTAGGATTTTGGCTTTAACCAAGAATCATCTGTAGCGTATCTGCCAAATCATACTTTTTGGAGACGCTATTGAATAACTGGAGCCAAGGAGCAGCCACTGCTTGATTCCCTGTGGACCATGCTGCTAATTTCTTCTCAATTCGTCCCAAAGTCGCTTCTTTCCGTTCCTTGTACTTATCCGAACCAGCAGAAATCTCATCGCCCTTATTCTTGCTACCAGGATGGACGAACTCAAAGGTTCCAGTCCAACCCTCCTTCTCCAAAATGTATCGCATCAAGGAATAAATCTGCATCTGAATATCCCGCAGCAAGGGTGCTATGCTTTTCTGGTTTTCAATTCGCACGATTGCGGCTTTCTTGAGAACAGGAATGCGTGTCTCTACAAAAGCCCGAATCTTCCCAAATACATCTGCTGGAGACATACTCTTCACTTTCGCAGCCTTATATGGCATTAAATAAAACTTCGCCACTTCTTCCACTAAAACAGCCTTCGTCTTCTTCTTTGCGTCGGTCCAGCCTAACTCTGTAGCAAATTCGCGAATGCTAGAAACTGTCTTTATTTTTTCGGGGTCAACTGCTGAGAAGCCCTTAAAACCCTTCTTGCCGCATTTCTTACACAATAGGGCTTCTGCCTTATAGGACCATGAAGCCGGTCCCTTACAGGATTGAACGGAACAACGTGTAGATAACTGAGCAGATGAATCCGAAACTAAGTTAAAATTTTCCCATAATAAAATATTAAGAATATTTCCACTAACATCACGTTCAGCAATACATATTCCTAGATTCTTAATACCAGGATCAATTGAACATATTGTCGTCATTATCTTAATGAACACAATATTTGTTTAGACTCTAAACATGTGGGCCCGGATCTTCACACGTTTGTATAATATGCCTATGATGTAATTCATGGCATTTTTTATAGTAACATACAACACATCTTTTTTCAAGATGCTCTAATCTTTCATCGCAACGATTTAAACTATGGCATAAACAAATAAGACATATACATTGGGTAAACGAAATAATACTTAATCCTAATGCTAGGCCTACTAATTCCATTACTTTATAAACATAGTATGACTTTAGATATTTTCCGGTGTTCCACACGGAGGGTCTTCTATGAATTCAGGCACAGCAACCCTACGTTGCTCAATTTCAACACCAAGAATAGGATTTGTACGCGCCCAATGAAGTTGTTCAAGAGTATCTACACGTTCTAGCAAAGTTATTATATTACTATTGTAGCGAATATTTAGACAAGTTTGCATTATAAATAATATGCCTATAATTGCTCCAATAATAATAGCAGAATCCATTTCATCTCCTAACTTTACGAGTCTTTTGTTTACGCTGTCTTTTTCTTTCAACAATTGTTGGAAGACTCTGTTTAGCAGAAGGAGGAGTCCGCGGTAAACGTCGTGAAAGTATTAATTTAGGCCAAGCATTAACATAAACCTTGGCAAATGCTTCAGGATCACGCCCTTTTTCCTCTTCATCAAAATACATTTTTAGAAATTGTTCTTTCATAACCCGACTATTCATTCTAGTCATAGCATTACGTAACATAGGTCTATTTTCTTTTGTCAAAACTGTATTTGCTAGAGATCGGCCCGATTGGCCAATACCGTACTTGAACGCATCCATCTATTTTCAAGCAGTTAAATTGTTCGGATAAACTCCCAGCCCAAGTCTACACAAATCTTCTGCCAGATGTTATCTTGCATATAGAGTTTCTCATGACTTTTGAGCAGGGGGAAACACGGTAAAAAGTCATCCAGTTCTAGCAGTTGACAAAACTTGTATAAAACATATGAATATGATAAAAAGTTGCTGCGACCCCGAGGGCAATGCCGAATAAACGAAGGCTGAATCTCCTTGAACATGTAGCGTAACTTATCCTCCATCTCCCGTGACATAGTGGGAGCACAAAATGCGTTCATTCGGTGTAAGATATGCGGGATGTGCTCATAGAATTTGTTCAAATGAAGTTTTTTCAAGACTTCCCGAAGTTTCTGCGGTTTGAGTGTCCGTGGATCAATAATTCGCTCCTTCTTGATTTCCGCCAGTATATTCTCGTATACATCTGCTGGAATCTCAGTGCTTTCCTTGGCTTGGAATTGGGCCAGCCATTCATTGAAATGGTTAATCTTCTTATAGGCAAAGTACGAGATTTCACGTGGCGGATCTTTGTATGAGGGCTTTTCAGAGTCCACCAAAATGAAATCCTGATAGCCACACCCCGGGCATCCTAAAGTTGCCTCATTGTGATAAAACACCATCTCTGTTTCACAATGAGGGCAGGCCCCAAAATCCGGTTCTATGCCGGACCCCGGTAGGATTCCACCACGAATAGCAGTAGGTTCGATAATACTTAAATAACGCTCTAAAGCCTTGTCTCTTTGTAAACCATTTGAATCTTCTATATCCCGGGCTCTAATAATCTTCTTCACCTCCTTCTCCTTCTCGGCTGGCAAGGGTTGCGAAAGTGACGTCTCGGCGGCTCCATCATTAATAGCAACTGTAGCAGCAGCTGTAGTAGCAGAGCTAGCACTAAAATAATTCAAAACGCTATTCTGCGGCGTTCTTAATTTAGAAGCCGGTTTCTTGCTTGTAACGTGATGCCCTGAAGCAATTTTCTCCTGCGAATCATAATAATTAAATAATATGTTTCCAACTTGTAAAAAATAATCAAGTCGTTCGTCATCTTTCTGGAGGCGAACCACCTGTTGTTCTAGATCTTGTAATTCTTCAACCATAACTTTATATTCATCTGAATGAAGAGCCCCGGTGAAGGCATCTATTTGGGCTTCCTTGTCGGTAATTTTTTGTTCTAATGTTGATACTTGGCCTCTTTTATCATTCATTGTCTTCATTTTCTCAGCATGGAAGGCTTCTAAGGTAGTTGGCATCTCGGTAACCTCTTGATTAGGAGCATCCATGGTATGAAGAACCATGTGAAGTGGTTTTTGTTCAGACATTAACTATAACCTATCTTCGGTGCTTCCTTATGTCTCCTCGGCGCTGCGGGGATTCTCAAGGATTGTTTACCCCGGGTTGGATTACTGACTTTTCTAACCAGTGACCCCGGACCCCCGATTTTGACCATTCTGCCAAAATTATTTTCTCTGCGATGAATATAACAACATGGGTGGTGGTGGTCTAATGCAGCTTGTAGCCTACGGCGCGCAGGATATCTACCTGACGGGTAACCCGCAGATCACGTTCTTTAAGGTAGTGTACCGCCGGCACACCAACTTCGCGATGGAGTCGATTGAGCAGACGTTCAACGGCACGGCCAACTTCGGCAAGCGTGTCACGTGCACGGTCAGCCGCAACGGCGACTTGATCCACCGCATCTACCTCCAGGCCACGCTCCCGAAGGTACAGCTTGCCTCCACGGACGGCTCAGGTGCCCAGTTCCGCTGGCTCAACTACGTCGGCCACAACCTCATCTCATATGTTGAGCTTGAGATCGGCGGCCAGCGCATCGACCGTCACTACGGTGACTGGCTCCAGATCTGGAATGAACTCACGCAGGAGGCGGGCAAGCAGGCCGGCTATGCGGAGATGGTTGGCAACGTTCCGGAGCTCGTGAACGTGCTCGTACAGGGTGGCGAGACCTGCGACGATGCCTGCGCGGGCGGCGAGCCCAACTCCCTCGCGGAGGTCGCCAACTGCGCGCCGGAGTACACGCTGTACGTCCCGCTCCAGTTCTGGTTCTGCCGCAACCCGGGCCTCGCGCTCCCGTTGATCGCCCTCCAGTACCACGAGGTCAAGATCAACCTCGAGATGCAGGAGATCAAGTACCTCTGCTGGGACTACGTAACGGGCTCCGCCGCGGCCCACGCCATCCGCGACCGTACCTCCTCCAACGGCCTCGTCTCAGCCTCCCTCTACGTAGACTACATCTACCTCGACACGGACGAGCGTCGCCGCTTCGCCCAGGTCAGCCACGAGTACCTGATTGAGCAGCTCCAGTTCACGGGCGATGAGTCCGTGACGTCAAGCAACAACAAGATCAAGCTCAACTTCAACCACCCGACCAAGGAGCTTGTGTGGGTAGTCCAGCGTGACTCCTTCGTCGCCTGCGACGACGTCACGATCAACCCGTGGAAGGGCATGCAGCCGTTCAACTACTCCGACTGGTGGGACCGGTCAGTCCTCGACTCCGGCTACTCTCTCACGCGCGTAGAGGGCCTCGCCGGCAACAACCCGGTCGCTGTTGCCAAGATCCAGCTCAACGGCCACGACAGATTCACGGAGCGTGAGGGCAAGTACTTCAACTTGGTCCAGCCGTACCAGCACCACACCAACATCCCGGCGGTTGGCATCAACGTCTACTCCTTCGCCCTCAAGCCGGAGGACCACCAGCCCTCAGGCAGCTGCAACTTCTCCCGTATCGACAACGCGACGCTCCTCCTCACGCTGACGAACAACACGGTCTCCAGCGTCTACTCAGCCCGCGTCCGCGTCTACGCCGTGAACTACAACGTTCTCCGTGTAATGAGTGGAATGGGAGGCCTTGCGTATAGCAATTAGAAACCTACCCATCTTTTTGGTGTGGGTTTTTCACTAAGGATTTTTATAAAATTGAATCCCTGGAATAAAACATTCGTAAATATTATATATTTAGGAATGGGCAGACCTGGT